CCTCTGAAGTGCGGTGTCGCTTGTGGGTCTCATTTGATTTTCCTCCTGAAAATTGTTGTCGGTTATCTGCTATTGGTTATTCGTTGATCAATTCACCAATAACCATTAACCATTAACGATTAACGATCACGAGGTCAGGATCTTCCTGGTATACTCAAGCCACACGCCCAGCACGATCACGTCGTCCGTGCCCAGTGTCCCGTCCGTGGGTTGCAGGGTCAGGGTAAGCACCCCGGGCGAGCCGGTGATATTGGCCGCGGCCAGGGTCAGGGTCTCCTCCTGGCAGGTCTTGGTAGCCGCATCTCCCGTCATGGCGGAAGAGGTCCCGCCGAAGTCGGTGTCCGCATCGTAAAGGGCCGCGTCGATATTCTCGAACGCCTCAACGAGCCAGGTCACTGCATCGCCCACGGTGGCCCCCACCTTGGCGGCCAGCACGTGGAGGACCACGTCGGCCGAGGCATCCAGGTCGGGAGGATACGGCACGCTCGTTGATATGGGATCGGGGTTGGCGTGATTGTTCCACCTGATCCCGAAACCCTCATCCCCTGCGCTCCAGCCGGGCGTTGTCGAGTCCCCGTCGGCGAAATCGGCAAGGGCCGTGCCGTCCTGCTCGGTCCAGGCCCCGAGGGGCAGGTTGATAATCGCCTGGGCGCTTGCGATGTGCTGATAGATCTCCTGGAGCGCCGCCTCCACCGTGGCCGTGGAGGTGAAACCGCCGGCATCCGCTATGGAGATGGAGCCCGCGGCCGTAGCCGCGAAGGGGTGCACGCACACCTCGACGATGTCGCCGGCGGCGCCCGCCGCCTGGAGCGCCATGAGGTAGGCCGTGCCGTTCGAGCTGTCGCTCACCTTGCCGTCGGCCGCGCCGTAGAGGCTGGCGGTCACCGCGAATGAGTCGGCCGCCTCGGCCAGGAAGGTGCCCTCCTTGGCGAACATGGCCACAACCACCGGATCGCCGTCTTTGGCCGGGCCTAAAGTAATGCCGCAGAATGCCTCGCCCGCATCCGCGTAAACGACCTCGGGCGGGGACGTGGTTGTGCCGGTTTCGACCTTTACTCTCCGGTAGGCCTCAAGGTCTTCGCCCGCCTGAAAGGTCTTGGGTCCGTCCGTCATCGTGCTCTGCTTTCCCATTTTCATGTCCTCCTGAACGTTGTTGTCGGTTATTTGTTATTGGTTGCTTGTTGATCGGTTCACCAATAACCACTAACCATTAACGGTTAACTATTAGGCGCTGCCCGCGGGTTCCTGCTCTCCGAGATAGGCCTTGTGCAGTTCGGGGAACCTCGCCACCGCCCTCTTGAGCGCCTCCTGGCGGCCGCACTGCTCGTCCTTCTCAATGGCCTTCCAGGCGTCCTCGAAATTCGCGGGGCCCGCTACCCTGCCGCCCTGGCCCGGATTATCGGGACCGGCGTCCTGAATCGCTTCGAGCATTTTGCCCATTTTGCCCTGGCCTGCCTCCTCGGCAGCTTCAGGCTGCGATGCGCTCACGGCCGTAAACTGCTCCACGGTGACGCCCGACTCCACGACGGCCCTCAATCTGCCGGCCGTCTCTTCGCCGAGCTGCACGCCCGCGAGGCCGAGCACCCTCTCCCGCTCGGCCGCGGCTGCCGTCTCCGCGATCTCCTCGGTGTTGACGCCATCCGCCCCTTCGGCCCGAATCTGCTCCACCAGGTCCGCGTGTTCGGACTGGAGCGTTTCCAGTGTCACGGGGGCGATCTCCGTTTTCTTTTTGCTGTTCAGCATGATGCCCTCCTTTTTGGCAGGGGCCTGTGCCCCCGGTTGCTGTGATATGATCTCGCCCCGGTCCGCCATGGCCAGGGCTGTTTCCAGCGCCGTCTCGAAACTCCCGATCTCATCCGCCAGGCCCGCCTCCAGGGCCTGCCGGCCGATGAAGATGCGGCCATCCGCCATATCCTCCAGGACCTGCTCCACGCTCACGCCGCGGTTGCGGGCCACGGTCTCGACAAAGATGGAGTACATATAGTCAACGCCCCCCTGGAGGTAGTCCCTGGCCTCGCGGCCCAGGGGTTCGGCGTCGTTGCCGGCGGTCTTGTATTTGCCCGCATAGATCAGGGTCGGCTTCACGCCCGCCTTTTCGTCCGCCCGGGAATAATCGTAATGCACCTGCACCACCCCGATGCTGCCCGCCTCGCCCGTCTCTTCGGTGATGACGATATCGGCGGCCGATGCGACCCAGTAGGCCGCGGAAGCGGCCATGCCGTTGGCGAACGCCACAACCGGCTTCACGCCGCGGGCCGAGTAGACCAGTTCGCCCAGGGCCTCGGTGCCGTCCACCGTGCCGCCTGGGCTGTCCACGTCGAGCACGATGGCCCGGATATCGTCATCATCGAGCGCGAGCTGAAAGTCCCGCATGACCAGTTCGGTCGAGGTGCCGCCGCTGATCTGCATGAAAAGATTCATACGCTTTGCCAGCACGCCGTAAATCGGCAGCACGGCCAGGCCGCCCTCCAGGAGACGCACGTCGTAACTGTTCTCCAGGCGCTTTCCGAGTTGGGCCTCCAGGGCCTCCATGTCGATCTTCACGCCGTTGGCATGGTTCCAGAGCACCTGGTGGATGGCGTCCAGCTTTTCGGGAATAATGGCCCAGATCTTGTCCTGCACCACGTCAATCAGATTCATCGGTTTTCTCCTCCTTTACGCTCGCCTGCTCGTCCAGATCCGCGCTCAGGCCGCGGGCCTCCAGCTCGCTCTCCTCCTCTTCGAGCTGGTCAAAGGTGGCCCGCCACTCGCCGCCGTACTGCTCGCCGATGCTCTGGGCCCGTGCCTTCAGCTTGTTCTTGATGGCCAGGATGTCGGCCTGGATCTCCTTTATCGGCTCGATATTCCCCTTGGGCGAGCCCACCCAGCGGCAGGTGCAGTAGAATTGCATGCGGTCGTAAAAATCGGCCGCGTCGAAGTGACCCCGCAGCCAGGCCTCCTCCAGGAGCATGGTGCGCACGGGATTGCAATAGCTATCGCCGAGCCAGGCCCTGCGGTGGCTGAAAACCCGCCAGGCGTCGAGCATGGCCGAGCGCATCCCGGCGTAGTTGGTTTCCTCCACGTCTTTGAAAAGCGTCACATAGGGCATGTCCAGGCTCATGGCCAGGGCCTTCTTGATCTCTTTTACAAACACCTGGAACGTGTTGCCCGGCCGGGTGTTCCCGAGGGAGTGGGGTTTCTGCCCCTTTTCGCCGTACATCACCGATCCCGGAATAATCTCCTCGTAACGGATCTGGTCCACGCCGGTCTCAGCGTTGTCGTGATGCATCATGTTATCGGCGATGTCCCAGGCATCGGCGTCGCCCGTCTCGATAAAAAGCGCATAGGCCGCCGTGACGACGTTCGCCACCAGCTCGGCGTCCAGGTAATCGTTGAGGTCCCGGAAGAACTTCATGGCCGGCGCAAAGAAAGGCAGCCCGCGGACTTTGTCCGGGTCATCCTGGATAAAACGGTGGATCACGTTCCAGCGGTGGCCCTTTTTCGCCGGGATCCGGAGAAAGTTGGAGGAGGTGTCGGGCGTGTAGGCCGCACTGCCGGGGGCCTTCTTTATCCAGTAGGCCACGGGTTGGCCGTAATCGCCCATCTCGACGCCGTCGCGGATCTTCGGGTCCGAGGCCAGGTCGGTGGGCGTCTTGAGCCGGAGCGGGTGGATCACCTGCACGGCGAGGGAGTAGGGACGGGCCGCATCCTTCAGCATGGGCAGGAGCACCAGATACTCCCCGAACCTCAGCATGCAGCACTGGAGCAGGAACTGGATGCCGGCGTCCGTCATGCGGCCGCCGGCGTCGGCTGTCGGGGACCACGCATCATAAACGGCCCGCTGGGCCGCCTGGAGGGTGCGCACCTCCTCCTTTTCCATTCCCAGAACGTCGGCATCAAGGGCAGGGTGTGGCCGCAGGCCGGCGCCGACAATGGTTGTTGCAAAGCTGTCCACGATGCCCGCGGCATGGGGATCGTTGTTGACGAGGTCGATGGAGCGCTCGACGATCCGCTCGCGCTCCATGCTCTCCTGCTGGCGTGAGAGCAGGCGGCGGGGGATCCAGTTTTGCAGACTGCCTTCCCGTTTTGCCGCCGTGCGCTTGTACTGGTAGGTTGCCGAGGGCGGCAGCACATTGCCCCGGGCATCGTAAAGGACCGTCTTGCGGCGGCCCGCCTGGGCCGACATGAGGGCGCCGACAGCCCTCTGGAAGAGGTCGTCCCCTTGCCGCGGCGTAGCCTGATCAGGAGTATCTGTGTTCATCTGTATAAATCCGTGTCCCCTTGCCTTTTGCTCATAACCCCAAAAATCTCCGTGTCCTCTGCGCCTCTGTGGTGAATCATTAAAGCCTCTTGGGTATCGCCACGTTCACGCGGGGCCCGCCGCCGGTTCCCTGCTCCGCCTTGTAGCGCTTAAGCAGGATCTGCTCCCTATTAGTGAGCATGTCGAGCCGGGCCCGGGCCAGGCGCTTGTCGGAATTTGAAACGTCCTGAGCCGTCATCACCTCTGTGATGGCCGCCTGCACCTCTTCGAGCTGTTCCAGTGTTGTCTTGACCGCCATGGATCTCCTCTGAACAAAAAAGACCGGCCAGTATAGCGGTGGGTGCGGCCACCGCACTGGCCGGTCTGCAAACGGAGGTCGGGAAGCCTTGCGCAGAGGCTCCCCTTAATGCCTCAGAATTATAGCACGGGTTTTCAGCCCGAAAACGATATTGACATCAGATTGGCATCAGATTGGGTACAGAATGGCATCAGATTGCTATTGACAAGGGTTTTCTGCCGCGAGAAATTCGGACAATCTCATGCCCATAATTAATAAGATCACAAAGCCCCGGCACTTGCGTGGGGGCATGGTTGCCGATTTCATCTTTATAGTGAACCCATATGGCAGTAAGCGCCCCTCGCTCCATTTCCATATGCATGCCCTGGATCTGACTCAAAGGAATGGGCACCGAAATTTCCACCGATCTATTGATCGAGATCTGCATCGAGATCTTCTCCCTCCTGGGCCGGCACCTTGCTGCTGTTCGCCCGCGTCATGTGCTGAAACCACAGATCCACATTGGCCGAGTGGCCGTGCCACTGGCCCATCACCTTGCGGCACGGCATGCCCAACTTTCTGTAATACTCGAACTGGCCCCGGGTCCATCCATAGTAATCCATGAAATGCTCGGCCTTAAAAAAGACCCGGCCGGCGCCGTTCTGTGCGGGTTTGTTGTCCACGAGGGCGGGATCAGCCTCCGTTCCTCTTGGCCCGGGAGAGGCCCTTGCGGTAATGCTTCTTGAGTTTTTCCATGTCCGCCGTGACGGTCACGATGTCTGTTTTGCGGACCTGCCATTGTTTTTGTTCATTGATGCCGGGAATTGTTTCGAACAGGTCCGCCGCCTCGGTCCGGCTCACGACCCCGCCCTTTGTGAGGCGGACCGCGACGTACATCTTCCAGGCCTCTTCCGGGCTGTATTCCCTGACCGCTATAACGCCCGACTCTATACGCTCCTCGTCCGGCCCGAGCAGTTCGTCCGCCAGGCGCATCAGGCCATGCCACGAAATCCCTGCAATTTCTGCCAGTCTTTTGTCTTCCATAATCCTCTCCTTTGTTGTGTTTTAGTTGCAAATCTTTTCTTTGCGTTCTTGGCGCCTTTGCGTGAGGCATCACCTGTTCAGCCAGCTCGGCCTTTTGTACCCCCCGCTCCGCTGCCAGTTAGGCCGGCGTTCGGCGGACGCGGCTTTCGCCTTCGGCGGCGGCTTCATGCTGCCCGTTGTCACCAGGCCGGCTCTGCCCCTGATCAGATTCACCCCGCCCCCCGGCCACTCCGGCTCTGCCAGGACCATGCACCCGGCCTCACAGTCGAGCAGGTGGTTATCGTCCTTGATCTGCACCCATGTCTCGACGCCCTTGGGCGTCCTCTGTTTCTCCTCGGCCAGGATCTGCCGGGCGTAGTCTTCGCCTGTATCTTTATGGAGGTATGCCGAGAGCGATCCCCCTTCGCGGGCCTGCGCCAGGCGGTGAGCCACCATGTCCTTGGCCTGATTCGGGTCGATCTGGATGATCTGGAGCCCGCCCGGGATCGCCTTGCCTGAGGGTGTCTTGTCGAGCGGTTTGCCCATGTGGATCCTGCCGGCCAGGGCCCGGCTCGACCCCTTGGTCCCCCACACGCGGCAGCCGCGGCCCCGGGTGCGCAAGCGGAGCCAGTGATACGCCTCCTCTGTCATAGAGAAGCCGCTTTCCCCCTGGCCCCCGCCCGTATCGATGGCCGCCCGCCAGATGCGCAGGGCATCCTCCGACCCGGCTATGGGATAGGCCGTCTCGAAAAAGAGTTCCTCCAGGTCCTCCCATGTGGCGAGCTGGCCGTAATGGATCAGCCAGCTCGTATAGTCCCGGGCCCAGGCCCGGACCGCAAACCAGAAACCCCGCTTCTGCATATCCACGAATGATGTCAGCGCCACCGCCTCCTCGGGCACGGTCTGCGCCTCCAGCTCGCACCGGGCCTGGAGCACCGCCACCTCCGAGGAAGTGACGATCACCTGCTTGAACGGCTCGGCCAGCGTGGAGTTGATGAACCCCTGCCTCGTCTTCATCTTTTTCTCGCCGCCCATCTTGTAGATGCGGCACCACCGCTCAATCATCTTTTCGAGTTTGCCGCCGTCGAAGAGCGAATAAATCCGGTTGAAGTGGAACCCCACCTTCCGGTCCCGGCCCGTCGGCTTGCTGCGGGGCGCCATCGTGCCGTTCCTGACCGCCTCGTTTTTCTCGGCCGTGGTCCAGAGCGACCCGCACTCACCGCAGGCATAGCGGGCCGTCTCCGCGATCTGCTCCATGGTCGCCTTGCGGCCCCCGTCCCAAACCACGCCGCCTATGGGGTGCGGCTTTCCATCCGCCCCGCGGTACATGCCCGGCTCCAGGCCGAAATCCTCGAACCCGTACATGAATGCTTTATCCCACCTCAGCGGCTGGAACTGCCCGCAGTGGGGGCAGGGCACGTGCCAGTCATAAATAATATCGCATGACATCAGCTCCAGCGTGACGTTGCCCTGCTCGTCCGTCGGGGTGGAGGAGAAGAGGTGCTTGTAAAATCCCTCGGGATAAGTGTCCGTCCGCTCGCGCATGAGGTCGAGCGGGCCGGCCTCGCGGGTGACCAGGCTGTAGCCCGGCTTGTCGATCTCATCGCCGTATACGATGCGGATATCCCTGGTCCCCATCATGGCCACGCTGCTGGCCCACCCCATGACGATATAGGCCCCGTTCGGCAGGTTGATCTCGCTCTGCCCGAACTCGTTTGGGTTGTAGAGGTGGCGCAGGTTGTCGGAATCGCGGAAGAGGCCGGGCAGCCGCTTGGTGGCCACATACCTCGACGTGAGCTGGTCCGCCAGCACCACCATGCAGGGCGCCTGCTCCTCGACCGCGAAATAGGCCACGATGCACGCAAAGCAGGTCGTGCCCCCGAACTGCGCCGGCTTGCACATCACCACCTCATCGACGCCCTGGTCCTGGCACACATCCATCACCGGCCGGAAGAACGGCGTTATATCCAGACGGTAGGGCCCCTTCATGCCGGATGCCCCGCCCAGCACAACCGCCCGCTCCGCCCAGTCCGATATGCGGATATCCTCCGGAGGCCTCAGCGCCTCCAACTCTTCCGGATACCATTCAACCGCCGCGTTTGTCATTGGTCATCACCCTCGGGTCGCATCATTGTTTCTCTGATTTCCTCAGCGTCGGCATCCAACCGATCCAATTCAGCGGCAATCAGCGCTCCGGCGATCACTAACTGCCTGATGCGGTCATGCTTCTCCCGCTTGTCCCAGTAACGCCACGGCCAGGGATCGCGGAATGAATGCACGCCATTAAATTCTTCATGCTTGTAAACATCTCGCGGTGCTGCATAACACACTGCCGCCCATGCCAGCTCCCCATCGGCATGCTGCTCGTCATGTTCCGCTGTCCACCCTTCCTCCTCGATCTGCCGGCGTCTTTCTTCGGCAATCATCTCAATGCCGTACATGGTCTCCCCTTTCGTTTTTATATGGCTGGGCAAAATTGGCCGGTCCTCAATACGTTCTCCTTGATCCTCCGCACCTCCTTGCGGATGATCATCCTCATATCCCCCTGGTTTTTCCCTTCGATCAGCGGCGGCAGCCGCGTCTCCAGGTAGTCCAGCGCATTCGAATACTCCAGGGCTCTAGCCCCCCACTCCTTTGCAATATCGGTTTTCCGCACCAATTCCCCTTGGGCCTCCAGGAACTTCATATGCTTCAGCCCAGCCTCTGCCATC